ACGCGCGGCTTGCCGAAGCAATGCCTTCGCATCCTTGACGGCGGAAGCAATGGTCGCCATAGCCTGCGATGCCGGAGTGGGTGGCGCAGGCACACGCGCCTTGGCAGGATTGTCCATGTAGGCGCGAGCGATCAAACCTCGCTCGGCATCGGTCAAAGGATCTCCGGTCGCAAGTTTCTTGAAGATGTCTTCCGGTATGTCTCCAATGATGGCGTTCGCACGCTCCGCACCAAGGCGTGTACGCATCATGTTGGACAGCTCGTCCACGTCGCCAACGGTTGGCGATAGATCGCGCACGCGCCTTGTGAAGTCGGACTTCACGCCGGCGATATCGCTCGGGTTGTCCTTGAAAGACTGGATGGCATCGGCAACAGCCTTGTCCAACTCATCCGGGTTGAGTTTCGCGCCGTACTTTCCGACGATGTTGCGGACGTGCGCCGTAAGTGCCGACGCATTTTGCCTGTATTCCGCAGCCTGAGCGCTTACCAGCCTGCTCGCCTGGCCTTTCAGCGCGGTCGGTAGTGCCTGGAGATCAGCAAGCCTCTGATCAGCCTTGGCCTTGATGGCAGGAAGTTGACGCGATTCCTGATCCTTGCGGGCTTTCTCAAGCGCACGCTCAAGGGCACGCAACTCGTCGCGTCCTTCCTTGAACTTGCCGATAGGCTTCTCCCGCGCGGCGGCAATCTCTTCCGGTGTCTTGACCTTCTTCTTCGGGATGACGGTTTCGAATGCGTCGTTGGCACGTCGTTGCTCATCTGGAGTCAACTTCTGCCCGGTGATCCACTTTTCCAGTACGGTTGGAGAGCCATCGTCATCCAGCATCATGTCAAGGAACGCGATGGCGTTCTTCCGGCCCTTCAACACACGCGCCAGTTCATCCACGAACACGACAGGATCGGCAGGTCGTTTCCCACGCGCAAGGTACACGCGATACTTTGCATTCACCCAAACCTGCTGAAGCATCGCGTCGTCGATGTTGGTCAACTTACGCATGGCTTCCGACCAACCCGCGAACTTGCGGTCCGCTACCGTCTTGGCCTGATTCAGCAGATACCATCCGATGATCACCAGGTCTTCCGGAACCTGCTGTGTTGCACTCGCAGGCGTGATCCCAGCAACGCGGAAAGAACGAATCACGCGCTCCTTGGCGGCATTGTAGTCCGCGCTGCTTGGGCCACTTGTGCGAGATACTTCCGATAGGTTCGCCGCACCCTCACCAGCCTTCCGTGTGGCGACGGCATCGAGCATGGGGCCAACGGTAGCCGCGGCTATCTGTGGAGTCACACCATTCCCAATGACGGTTTGGGCAAGTGTCTTGTTGTCCGGAAGCGGATAGGAATCCGGTAGTCCCATCAAACGTGCGACGCCACGCATGGGAAGATCCACAACTTCCGCGCCGGTCTCGCTCGGAACGATTACGCGGGATACACGTCCACCACTTCCAGTCCTGATCGTGTTGACCGGTTCTCCAGCGTTGAACAATCGAGGCGCACGGGGTCCACCAGGAGACGGCTCCACGAACGTCGGACCCTGCAATCCAAGATCCGCGACGGACTTGACGCCAAGGCGTTGTTTGTAGAAATTCGGTATGTCGCTACGCGTCGCACCTGGCAACAGATCTCCGACCGTATCCATCCATCCGGAATAAGGTTGATCGGTTTCTGGGCCATGCGTCTTGACGACTTCCGGAAGGTCCTCGTCCAGATTCCATGCGCGCAGGATAAGGCGTTTACGCTGTTGTGGTGTGCCATAGTCCGCTGCGTTGTACACGCCCACGTCATATCGATATCCGTTATCTTCAAGTGCCTTGACGATGACTGCGAATTCAGGACTATTGACGTAATCAGGCGCGTTCTCGATGGACACGGACCGCGGGAGGATATCCCGAATGGCACGCGCCGTAGCCTGCGCCATGCTCATGTCGATCTGCGACACGCCACGGGCGCCACGCACACCGCAGTACGCCTTGCAGACGGGGCTTGCGTGCAGGTGATCAACCCGCCCACGGAACTGCTTGTAATCAACGGTCTCGACGCCGGCGTTGATCACATGGTCGCCATATACGGATCGGTAATGGTTTGCGATCTTTGGATCAAGTTCAACCGCGCCGACAAGATCAACGCTGCGGTTCAGGATTCCTTGCTCAAAAACGCCACCGCCGGAGAACAGCGTCATCACGCGAGTCTTCGGCACATCAAAGCCGAACTCGGCGCGTTTTCCGATGTCGTCCCAAATGCCTTGAAGATAAGGCTTGAAACGCTCGCCAAGCGTTTGAATCATGCGGTCGGACCACAGCACGAAGTCCGCCACACCGTTCTTCAGGTAGTAAGTTCCAACGATGGCGGCATCTCGGACCAACAAGGGGTCAACGCCGGCGCTTGCACGTCCAGCTCCCGCCTTGATGCGCTGCAACGCTTCGTTGAAATCCTGTTCCGATGGTCCGACATCCCTGACCTTGCGTGCCGCACGCGCCGCGACATTGCTGGCCTGTCGAGCCTTTGGCACATTGGCACGCGCGGCCTGAGCCGCCTGCGCCGTGGCGTCTTGCGCGTCGTGGATTGCTTGCGTCCTGCGCCCTATACGCTTGGTAAGATCGGATATGGCACGAATGCCTTCAACGTCATTCACTCCGACACGCTGGGCGAATTGCCCCAAAAGCAATGCGGCATCCTGGCCAGTCCAGTCAATGCCTCCAAGGTCAAACCATCGCGTCATAGCCAGTTCAAGTCCAGCCCTTGAACCAGACTGAATGATGACTTCCCCCAGTTGCTTGCTCAGGCGCATCAATTCCGCCGCCTCGGGGGCATCGGGGTTGTCTATGATGCGTTGCAGGAACTCGGCTTGCTTCGCCGCGGCTACGACACGGATCCTACCATCGCCGACGATAGATTCCGGCACGTTGAGGAAAGGCAGGATCTTGTCATTGTAGATCTGATCTGCGTTCCGCAATGCGGCGGTAGCTTCAGCCTTCCAAATGTTGTAATTAGCTTCGCGCTGTTGCGGTGTCAAGCGCACATCGACAGGTCTGTCCGTGCCACCGTACAACTGCACCAACGTATCGTTGATGGCGTTCTGCGCGTTGATCGTCAAAGGACGATTGGACGGAGCAGGCTCCTCGATAGCCGCAGGAGCCGGGGCACCCATGTCCACTCGTTCCGGAACCGCTACAGGTTGAGCGGTTGGAGCCTCCGCGGGAGGTGAACCCCCAGCACGGGGTGCCACGGGAATTTCAGGCGCAGGCGCACCCGCAGGCGTGATCGGAACTTCCGGTGCAACGCCCGGCTGGGCAGGAGGCGCGGTCGTCTCTGTCGCACCTTGCAATGCATTCTCCACACGCGCCACGGCTTGAGCGTTGGACGAAGCCGTGGAGAGCATATCCTCCAAAACGGATGCCGGGCTATCTTCCGGCTTTGGCAACTGCGTAGGAATGAAATCAGGTTCCGCCAGATCGATGCCTTCTTGAGCTACGGAAACAGCAGATCGTTCTCGCACGCCGGGATTACGCGCTTCATACGCCGCATTCGCCTTGCGTACAGCATCCTGAAGCCTGCGTATCTGCACAAACTCGGCAGTCTTAGGCACCACGAAACCAAGGATGTCCGGTGCAAAAGCGAATAGACCCGAAGTCGCTATAACATCCGGATCGCCTTGCTTGATTGCTCCAATCATTCCCGGCACGTTCGCAAGGGTGAATGCGAGACGCATACCACGCTGAACGGCTGGGGTCGCACCTTTCATGAACGTGGCGGCTTTGCCAAGCACGGGACCGGCCGCCGCCATCATTGCCAAGGAGTCAGGACGCACAAGGTTTGAGAACTCGGACCTAAGATACTGCCCTGGAGACGTTACCGATCCAGTCCCGGCAACCGGAAGGAGGCCACCACGGGGATCGAACCCGAGAGGCAAAGCGGACTCGAAAGGCTGGCCTGTGACAGCGGAAGTCGCGGCTTGCGCTGTCAGCCTTGATGCGGCTTCGAATGCCTGTGGCGTTATCGGATACTGCGGCCCAAATGGATAATCTGGAATGGTTGGAGTCATCGGAGGAAGACCACCAATCAAACGCTCCGATCCTGCGCCAAGCTCAGCAATCCTGCGACGGTTTTCCTCGCTCATGCTGGCGTAGTACTTTTTGAACGCAGCTTTACCGACTTCGCTCACACCGGCAATGCGCCGCTGGCGCTCCTGTTCGTTGGGAGCAGTCGCGTAATCAACGAACTTCTGAAAGGCAAGCGATTCAGGACGCTGACCAGTAAGCCAATCGCTGATGTAGTTGTTGACCCTGATGCCGAATTCCTGTTCCGGAGTCACGGACTTGCGGAATGCGGCACGCTCCTTTGGCGTCAACGCCGTAAGTTCCGACACCGGTTGCTTGCGCTGCATCGCAGGCATCAGATCTGGAATACGCCCCGTGGCACCTGCAAAGCCAATACTGGATTGACCCGGCATGGTCAATCCAGTCATGGCAGACGGAAGTGGCAACTTGCCCCCGGCTGGCGAAGGCATCGGAGGTGCGACCTCGGCCTGCTTCGGCTTGCCTTGAGGAGCGGCTTCCGGAGGTGTGGGAGTTACAGGTTTCGGAGGCTTCGCATTCGGTTTCGGCTTACCATAAGCCTCGTCGAACATCTGAAGTGCTTGCCCAGGCGTGGGCCACACACCGTCCCGAACCGTGATCCGAAGCTTACGGCTTGAATCACGCGGGTCAGAGATCTCGTAGTCCTCTTCAGCCATTTTGTTACGGGATTCTCCTCGGATTGAAACCTGAAAGTGACCTGCCACCACCAGTTGATGGTGCGGCTGGAACCTTGGGATTTGCGCCTTGCGGTCCACGAGTGAATTGTTTCGCTACAGGCCTACCTGTCATGATTCCACCACCGGCGTCGGCGCCACTCGCAAGATAGAAAGCGTATTTTGTATCCATTTCACGCAGTTGATTGTCAATTTCATCGATAACGCGCTGCCCGGCAGTACGCGAAATCATTGAACTCTGCACTTTAATAAGCACATCCTGACGGCGTGCCTGCATTTCAGTCATCTGCCTGACAATGCTGTCTGCGAATTTCTGATTCTCTTCAGGCTTTGCTGTTCCGGATGCATTCTTTTGAGCAAGGGCAAGACGTTCCCTATCCAAGGCAAGAGAGCGATCACGATAACGCTCCAATGCCTTGAATTGGTCGAAATCCAACTGGTATTTCCTGTCGGCATCTTTCCTATCTGCTTCATTTTCAATCTTCTGTATGTCAAGGCGTTGCCTCTCCAAATCAAGCCTGATCATATCAATGTTAGGCAGGGGTTTGGTAGATACCATCCTTGCCAATTGTTGAATCTGAGGATCAGGGCTTGCAAGCAACGACTCACGGAGTGCTTGTACTTGCTGGCTGTCTTCAACCGGGTTATCGCTACGCCTTGAACTATTGAAGTCCATGACAAGACGTATGGCCTGTGAAACAGTCATCGGCGTTGCGATCTTGCCCACCTTCGCAATACCGGTCGGTATCGCTCCGCCTTCCGCGATGAACTTGGCAGCACCGGGTTGAGCAGCAGGCGTAAGTCCAGCAAGTGAAGTGAGAAGATCTGTACGGCCCTTGATACCTTGCGCTTCCGCTTGGGCACGGGCAATACGCGCGGCCTGTTCTCCAGCCGTGTTCTCGTATCCAGCCTGCGCGACGGCGTTACGCATCTGCATGGCTTGACCAGCCTCGCCTACTGCGACTTGCCTTGCGGCCAGTTCATCCCGGTAGCGTTGCGCCGCCTGGGCGTTCGCCATCTCGGTCAAACTCGCACGATTCTGGTACTCTCGCAGGGCTTGCTCGTACTGGTTCTGCACGTTCTGCTGGTACGCCTGCTGGGCACCACTAGCGGCGGCAACCGCACCAGCACCGCCACCGAGAAGCAATCCGATCAGGCCGGCGCGAAGCGACGCCTTCTGCGCTCCTGCGGCTTCCTGCTGGAACTGCCGCTGAGGCATCGTGGGCATCTGCTGATACGTCGGAATCTGCGGGACGGGAAACTTTCCGAAATCAATCGTTTCCGGAACAGGTTTTGGGACATAGGTGTACAGTTTCGGATCGGAAAGCGGATCCTTGTACATGACTTCAGGGTTAGGCACAGGTGCCGGCGGTGCTGGAGGCACAGGCATTGTCGGAGGAGGTTGCGTAGGCGCAACGGCCAGAGGAACAGGGCGCACAGGAAATACTGGTGCAGGGGCAACACCACGCACAGGCTTCGGTGGCACGGCATACCCAAGAAGGATTGAAGCAAGCAGGTTCTGATCAATAGCCATCTCGATATCCCCTATAACCGCAACCAGTTGCGCCGACGGGTTTGTTGCAGTTGACTACCAGGGATGGATACTTGATTCCCAGATGGATTAGTATATGTGTATCCTAGGTATTGTGGGGTGGTAACACCCCCCGTCCCCGCCATCGTAGCCGCCTGCTGGATCATGCCGAGGATGCGTTGCTGGTGAGCCGCACGCGCCGCCTCTTCGGCACCCGCCATGCCGCCGTACATCTCAAACCCCTGACCGTACAAACCCTGAAGACCGGCAAGATTGCCCATCTCCTCGCCGGAGTACATTCCACGGGCGCCACCGGCAAGTTGCACCGCTTCCTGCTGGGCCGCGTTGCGAGCCGCGATACGCGCCAAGGCCGTGTTGTACTGCGCCGCGGCACGTTGACCCATCCGCGCACCCTCAAGGTTGGCAAGCGTTCCTGCCTCAAGCCCACCGCCAAGTCCGCGCTGGGCGAGCATACGAGCCACGTTTGACTGCGCCTCGCCGTACTGCCTGGAGATGTCTCCGGCGGCACGCCCGAGGGTAAGCGCGTCCTGCTCGGAAGCGAACGGTTGTTCCTGAAGGTAACCAAGCCGGGTTCGCACCGCGGCCTGATACATCGGATCGAACCGCTGTACACCTTCCTGCGAACGTGCCAAGCGGTTCTGATACGCACCGGACAAGTTGCCAAGGTTGCGTGCGAACTCCGCTTGCTGGTCCCGATAACCGGAGCGAGGCGCAGATCCAAACAAAGTCCTGCCTGGGTTCTTCAGGAAATTCCAAGCCATCTCAAGCCCCCTTGTATCCGGAAGCGGAAACGATCACATTTGCACTAGTCGTGGCGCACGCGGCGTTGAGAGCCGTGTTCGCCGTAAGGCGCAGAGGCACCGGAAGCGTGAGCGAGACTTGCCCCGAAGTGGCAGGCGCGTTCACCGTGTAGATCGTGGTGGCGCCGTTCTTGATGTTCACAAGCGTGGCCGTCGCGCTGGTGTTCAGCACGTTGATGTGCGTCACATAGATGCGGACATTCGCGCCCTGGGCGGCGATCACAGCCGTGTCCGACGTGTTCGTGATGGCAGCCGTGACACCGGAGATGAAGTTCTCCGGTATCGCATATGGAGCAGTCACCACGCGCCCTATCAAATCCATCAGAAGATCGGCACGGTCACCAGATGCCACAACGCTGGGATCGGTCGAACGCGCACGGCCACCTACCTTGACCGGGTTCCCGGTATCGGCAATGTCGTGCGCCACATTCCCCGTCACGACATGGTCTGGGACAAAAGGATCCACATCCGAGCCAACGCCGGTTGCAGAAAAGTATTTGGTCGCTTCCGCGCCGTCCTTGATCTGGATGTTTGCCATGGTCCTATCCTATGATTATCGCCTTTTTCACGCTGTTTTGCATCACGATGTACCAGATACAGGATCGATGGTAGGAATATCGATCGGAGGCGTGAACCCACTCTGCGTGTACAAGTCGCTGATCAACGTGATCAGATTCCCAATCACGATTTGCTGGCTGTTGTAGCGGTCGTCGTTGACCTGCTGATTCTTGTTCGCCAAGTTCCCGAGGCTTGAAACACGGCCTGTCAAATTATCTATCTGGCCCTGTTGCGTAGTGTTCCCGGTCACACCACCTGTCCCGCCGTCCGCCGTAGTGGAACAACATTCACCCGCGGCGTTGCCAGCCGCACGGCTTACAATCTGCCGGCGTGAAGCAGTCTTGGCTACGGTTGGATTCTCAAACGCTTGCGTAAGTTCCACGTCACGGAACCGCGCACGGCCATCGCCAGGCATCTTGACGAACGGGGCACGTCTCATATGCGTGGAACCTCGCTTTCGGAGAAGTAAGCGTGCGTCGCATTGATGATGATATTTGATTGAGTCGTTCCCGTGAACACCAACCGATGCCATATGCTCTTGGCGGAAGACAAGAACCCTCGCATCGAAAATGTCTTCCGGCTCACAGGCAGGTTGATCAACTTGCTTGATATGGTTGAGTTGTCATCCTGAAGCACGCTCACCGTACAGTCGGCACCACTCGGTGAATACAAGTCGAAATCAACCTGCGTCATGCGCCCCCTGCCCAGACGGCTCGGGCTGTAGTTGCCTTTCTGCCCATACCCACGGGTCTTGAGTTCGTATGTGACATCGGTTGTCGTTGCGGATGGAGTAGCCTTGTCGCCATACACGATAGTCGAGTTGCCACCCTCAAGGTTCAACGTGTAGATCTGTCCATCCCTCGACCCCGAAAATAGAGTGGTGCGACGCACGTTTCCAAGTGCCAACGCGCTACTGGTTCCAGTACCGGGAGTATCCCACTTGACCCATCCACCGAAACGATAGTCGTAAACATGGACTTGCTGGTTGTATCCAGGCCCGATGCCAAACGAATCGGTTGTGCTGTCGTTGAACACGAATGCACGGTTGTTGTAGAAGACAACTTGGGCATTCGGTGAACGCGAGATCATGTTGGTCTCCACATCACCGGAGAACCACGAGGATACATTCCCGTCGAACTCCATCACGCCCAATGGACTCATGTACCAGACTTTGCCATTGACCATGGTGGCCGTGCCGCCGACCATGCCCGAGTCATTGCCCTGCACATACGGTTGCGCCGCGTAATTCGTCGCGTCGTAACCAGAGATCACCACGATGCTGTACTCGCGAATGGCGAGCATGACCGTGCCCATCGGAACCAACGCCTTGATCTTGTCCCGGTTGCTGTTGCTGTCCAAGGCGAAAGACGCACCCTTGATTCCGATGTACGGATCATCTGGATCCGGAACCAGAGTTGTGTAAACACCTGTTTCCTGTCCGTCTTTCATCGCCCACGACACATAGACCGTATTGCCTTTTGCCGCCCACAAACGTCCCTGATGCGCCGCAATGCACGTCAATCCGCTCGGGAACTGGTCACGGCCTATCTGATATATGGGACGGTCGAACAACGACGCATCGCTGGATGTATCCGTGTAAGTGGATGCGGAAGCAGATGATGTCGCCACTCCTATCAGGCGATACCTACCGTCGTCGTACACGCCACCTTCTCGCCAGATCAAGTATTGACCCGTCGTGGCATTTGTGCGGGCAGGAATGGTCAACGTCGCAGTCCTGGCACCTGCCGTTGTCGTCACGTCCACGGATATCGGTGACCCGCTGCTCTCCGTGCCATCCGTGGTTTCGTATGTGGATACCGTGATGGAAGTCCCATCCCATTCCGAAAACCGGTATGTGTATGTATAGCCGTTGGATAGATTCCCGCCTTCCTTGATCCCGTTGATCGTCAACAGGTTTGCATCGCCATTCTCCAGTATCCCGGTGACTACGATGTCTTCAAGGAACTCGATACCCCAACCATCCACATCGGCCAAGACAGCGCTGGAAAACTGAGTCAGATCCGCAACGTACCCGCCGGCTGGATCCTTGTACAGCATTCCGCCCTGATACCAAGTCGAACCGCTCTTGAGCAAAAGCCGCATGGCAAGTCCGGACACATCCACGCTTGCGCTCATGTCGAACCAGGCTTGAGTCTTCCCTGTCCAAACCTGATTTGATATCGCCGTGCTGTAGATGCGAAGTCCAGCCGTGAGAAGCGTTCCATCCCATACCTGAACGGAACCCTGATTCACAAGCAATGACCCTGCACTTGAGATCAACTTGAACTCTTGCTTAGGAGATAGGAGCGAGACCCGGTTGACGTTGACACCAGCACCACCGGAACCCGTGGTCGCATTCGGCGCACCTATACGCAACTTGCAAGACAAGGCGTCGCTGGTGATGTTCCTATGGTCGAACAGCAACCTAACCTTCGTAGGCGTCGTTGGATTCAAGGCAATCGAGTACTTCGCCGAATCCGTACCGCTGATCATCGTAGTACCGGAGTCCGTATACAGGCGGACCTGAGCCTCCAGAACCTGCGCCGTATCAACTCCATTCTTGGCCCATGCGTAAGCCTCGAAAACATAGACCTTGGCACCGTTGTTTCCGGATTCATCCGGCACGGTCAAAGCGTTGGTGATCAAGTACTCCTTGGAGTTCGTTCCACCAAACGAATCCATGATCGCATACTGGAGATTTGCCGAAGTACTGCTTGCGGTACCGATGGACGGTTGTCCGGCATCGGCATTCCACGGAGACGCGATCGTCGTACCGGAAGAACCTTCAAAGTTCCTCGCCGTGATCAGGTTTGTAGGAGCATAGCTGCCAGCATCCATCGCGTATGGCTGGGAATAGTTGGACAACGTCGTGATGTCCGATACCAGAGTCCCGGCAGCACCAAGAGATACGGATGGCGCAGTCGCAGGCGTCGTAAGACCCGAAACGCTGGTGGCATTCTGAAGCGTGATGTTGGTGCCGTTCCAACGGAACATGGCGTTCGTGCCATCGACACAATACAGATAGGAACCAAGGCGCGTGGTCTGCATCCCGGAAGACGCAACCGTTACCGTACCTGTGACGTTGGTCGCCGTGCTTCCACCTGTGGAAGTAGTCGCATACAACGTATTGTTGCTTGACCAGAACAGACGGTGCAGATCATCGACACGGTATGCCGACAGTCCGTAGATCGGATACCCCTGAGCAGTTGTTAGTATGCCCCTCCAACCTGGGCGTAGTTCAAGCAACCCATCCTCGTTCAGGTATAGATTGCTGATCATGCTGGCATACCCTGGCTCCAACCTCTCGGGAGCCACGCGGGTATTCATTCCGCGCCAACCAAAGTCGCCTTGGATTGTGCGTTCCATCAGATCACCACCGCATACATGGAGTTGAGACGCAAAGCAAAGTTCAGGGTAGGACCGGCAAGGTCGAACGCGGCAACATCATCGGCATCGAGCGTATACACGGTCTGATTGCAGATAGCACCAACACGCACGGCCGAGGATGCCAAAGTCTGTACTCGGCTTGTCGCGCACGTTGCAGGACCGGTGCGATCGTAAGTACCGGAAGGGCGCATCAATCAGCCCTCATGCCACTTAGCGGTCCGCTGGGAGGCGCCTGATACATACCACCCGGTTGACGCCATCGCTGATCCAAGGCAAGCCACAACCGCGTGGATTCCTGCACCAGTTGCTCTTCCCAAATACGGGCACGTTCCACCAAGGAAGCATCGTGGTAGTTCCGCTTGGCGATCATGCACGCAACGTATCGAGGAACCAGATAAAGCAAATCCGCAGAAGGAGCCACCGCGGTTTCTGTGACGGTATCACCGGTTCCATCTCCAAGGCGGAGTGGATACCCGGCACCATACACGGCAATGTTGCCGTTTGCGCTCGGCTTGCGATACAAGCCAATCTGCGTCCGGCTCTGATGGAACCAATGCGTAGGCGTTCCTGCCGTCGCTGATTCAAAGCCAGGATCGTATCGACGTAGAGCCGTGACAGAGGCGTGTGTGAGTTGCGTGTTGTCCCAAAGCACCGCTTCAGGTGCCCACATCTCGCGCATACCCGCCGTATCCATATCCAGTTCAAATACGGATACATAGTTCGTGTTGGCGGATAGGTTCGTCGTGGACACAAGGCACGGGATGAACAAGCACGTCCTGCAAAGCCATTCAATGGCTTCATTGGACAACTTGTACACATAGTTTGTAGTGCTGATGCTTTCCGTACCACTACCATTCCCAACAGCTGCGGCTTGACTATCGGTCGCTTCGGCAAGAAGCCAAAGCGCACGGTCCAAAAGACTGGCGGCAGTTGTAGGCTCACCGGTGGTGGTGGCCGCCGGCCCTAGATATGGTGGGTAGATTGATAGAGGCATCAGATTTCCTGAACCGTCAAACGGTCATTTCCATCCACGGATTGCGTGATCTGCAATGTCGTTGTATCGCCAACCATACCGAATTCAAGCACGCCAGGAGTTGCCGTCTCGCCACCTATTCCGACAATCGCCGTGATCATCCGTTTCAGACCGGTGGTCTGAGCGGCATTCAATTGCCAAGCACCTGCTCCGCTTGACGGTGCTTGCTCCAGCGAGTTGGTTGTGTATCTGAAGTCAACGCCATCTGCTTCAATCATGTTGTGCAGCCGGCCTAGAATATTCCCAACATCTCCAGCAGCGTAGGTTGTGGTGCTTGTCGCCTCGGTAAGGACTCCCTGGGCAATCTCAGTCACGGCATCCGTAGCAAGAGCATTGGCATCAATGGCTCCTGCGGAAAAGTCTCCAGCGGATATGACCGCGGGTTGCAGTTCGTGAATGTCTGCGGCGACATGATTGGATCCAGTTACGGATACATCCGCCTGAGTTGATGCGCCACGCAACACGCGCCGCCCGAACGTCGTGTTGCCATAAGTTCCACCGGCGTATGGCGTGTCCTTGTCTGCTCCCCAAACCGCATCGGCAATCGAATTTGCGGTTGGAGGCGTAGTGGTCAAACTGTATCCAGTTTTGTCGTTGTTCGTGCCAACAGTAACCGCTCCACCAGCGGTGATCGCAAGGCTGGAGAAGTTACTGGGGAACGCCTGCGTGAGCGAGTACCCAGTTTTGTCCGAGACCGTACCGGCCGTGACCGCGCCTCCTGCCGTGATGGCAAGGCTGGAGAAGTTACTCGGGAACGCCTGAGTAAGCGAATACCCGGTCTTGTCCGACACCGTGCCAGCCGTCACCGCGCCCCCACCGGTGATCGCAAGGCTGGAGAAGTTCGTCGGGAATGCCTGCGTCAGCGAATACCCCGTTTTGTCCGATACGGTCCCGGCGGTAACCGCTCCGCCACCATTGATGGCGAGCGATGAGAAGTTCGTCGGGAATGCCTGCGTCAGCGAGTACCCGGTCTTGTCGTTGTTGGTCGCCACCGTGACCTGTCCGGTCGCGTTGCCGGTCGGCAGCGCACCGCTGGTGCCCTGCGCCACGTTGGGAATCGCCGTGAGGCCGAGCCGCACGGTATCGAGCAGATCAACCGCGATCAGCTGGAATTCAGCGAACACCGGCGCGACACCGGTGCATTGGATCGAGACCAGCAGTTGAGTCGAGTTGGAGACGTTGAACCGCGCATCAGCGATCTGGATCTCATACACGCCGGGGAAGTTCGTTGCATCGACCTCCTTGAATCGGCATTTACCGGCGGTCGGCGCGGCGAACGTGCCGAGCGTCGTGATGGTCTCGACGTTGGAAGCCGCGGAGGTGTAGGTCGTCGCGGTCGCCTCCAGATCGGCGATGGTCGAGATGATGAGGCCGCTCGATGCGTTGGTCAATCCGGTCTTGCCTGCGCCGGTTGTGACGGCCGAATCCTGAAGGAACACGCGGAGGATATTACTGGTGGTTCCCCGCTTGAGTATCTCTTTCATGTCAGCCTCTCATGCCTCCAGCCGTGCCGGGATGGACCAACAAACCGCCGCCACCGCCCGTGAATGCCGTCGTCTTGATCAGCAGGCTGACCATCGGCAACCGCGTGTTGTTCGTGAATGACCACGCGCCAGTCGTTTGCCGTTCCGCGTACCGGATCGTTTCCGTTGATATTGCGCTCAGATCACCGTTGGTCGGCAACGTGGCATAGGATGGTTGGCAAGCGTTCGCCGCAGACGATGTCGCCTTTTGGCCGAGAATATATTCCGTCCCGGTATTTAGCGTCGCGAGCGTGGAATCCTCAAACAGGATTTCCACTCCGTTCGTGGCAAAACGGGATATCTGGTCCGTATCGACGGCCACCGTCTGTAATGCCGTCGTGTTGTTGTAGAGCACCACGTTGAACGTACCGCTGGCGGACGCGATGTTGTTCGTCAGCCTGACGCCAGCAACCTGATACGTCGAAAAACTCGATGAATTGATGGTGAATGCAAGGCCAATTTCGTCTGGGTTAGATGTATTGGTCAACGCAGGAGCAGAGAATGTTTGATACGGATTGCCGTATGTTTTGGTTGATGAGCGCACAAAAAACGGTATCTGCTCAAATGCTGTGGACTTATTGGCATTAATGAATTTGTATGGCCGAACAAATCCCCTGCGCCAATCCTGAATCGATGTGCTGATAGCGGCGAGGTTGGATGCATTCCAAGTTCCGACCGCCTGTGGTTTGAGGTATAGGCAAACGAGTTGCCCTCTAGTGACCGTGACACCGCTCGGCAGCGTGTTGACGATGAATGTGTTGTTGTTCCCCGATGCCCAGCCGGTGTAGTCAACGTAGTTTGTCGCACCGCCCAGATAGGTGCCGTCGTTTAGCCCGGTAGTCGCCGAAACGCCCTGCAATCCAACGCGCAATGTACCCGGCGTACCGGTGATCGAACTTTGCCTGAATGCAACCGCGGTAATCGTCGCCGCCTCGGGCATCTGAAATACGATGCCGATATCGTTCGTCGTCGAGTTCATTGTCTGCGAACCGAACGTAATGTTCGTTGCGCACAATTGTTCCCAAGGTGGAAACAAAAACAAATAAGACATCAGGCCACCGTCAGCACGTTTCCATTGGCGTCATCGACGTTCAGCGTCACGGTGACATTCGCCATGCCGTGCACCGTTTTGCAGACTGCTATCTGCACCATGTTCGCTCGCATCTGGAGTTCTATTGCTGAATCCAGACACCATGATTCCTCCGCGGCGGCATCGGGAAATACAACGCCGCTTCCGTCATCGAATTGATACTGGATCGCACCAGCCGCATCAACCGTGCGCGACACAACCTGAATGCTGACCATCAGCGTCCCGCCTTAAGCGCGAAGAGCGGCTCCGTCTTATCGGCGCGGGTGAAGAACCCGACCAGCGCGGAAATCCACGCCGGAATCAGCGCGTTGACGCTGTTCACCATCGCGTGTTCAAACCGCGCCGTGATCTCCTCGAAACCGGCCTCCGGTGGCACGGGTTGTGCGAATGCGGACTGCATGGCCGGAGTCGATACCGCGATCGTCGTGATGACCATCAGCGTCGCCAAGCGCTTGATCGAGATGTTTTTCATTCCCCGCCTCTCAACACGGAAGCCAGCAAGGTGAGCAGCATATAGGCGGAAAATCCGCACCCGATCAATATCCCGATTTTGACGATCCATTCGATGATTCGTTCCTTCATCGGTGTTCCTCATGACGCAGTATCAATTGGAGGATGTTTCGCACCTCGGACTCAAGCGAATCAAGGCGCCGCCCGTGATCTTTGAGCGTCGCCGCGGTGCCGGTGATCTCCTGTTCCATTTTGTACATCATGTGGATGAGCTTACCGACACCGCCGGCGATCGCCAAAACCGCCATAAGTACAACAGCCGCCCAGCCGGAATCAATAGTCATGGCTAGTACTTCCTCACCGTGTAATCTTTCGCAGATCTAGCCAGATACAAACCGGCCTTCGCCTCCACGTCGCCCATCAAAGTCCGGAACTGCCTCCGGAAAGTCTCTGCCGCCGGATATTCACGGGCTATCTCAGCACGCTTGCAGAGAACATGATAGACAACGGCATCATGTGCCCATACCGGTAGCGGACACTCATCATTATCGGTATTGGCTTGCGCGACTCCACCTGAATCGTATACCCAATACTCGCCAGGTTGACAGTAACCTTCGATCATCAACGCCGCGCTGCGCGTGACAGAAGGCGTCGGAGCCAACACGATCTGATTCCCACCTCGGAACCCTACATGGGAAATAGGATCAGCGGCTGAGTCAAAACGAAACTGGTCAAAGTTATCGTCGTGACTACGCATGGTGCGAAGTCTTGACCAGTTCCCCGACGAATCCTTGAAGAACACCGCTACCGGGCGGTAGACATCCGGAGCGCAGTACACCTGCGTGTTAGCGGTCACATCCAGATAACGGATGTCCTCATGGCAATCTGACTGACGCGCCACTTCGTTTGTGGCATCCTTGATAAGGGAGTCCAATGCGAACGGGTCATCCCATCCCAGGGTGCCCGGTGATTCAGGATAGTACATCCTGACACGTTGCTTGATCTCCCCTCGCGTCATGTCACTTGCCCTTGGCCTTCTTCTTCGCCATTCCGGCTTCGGACAACGCGATGGCGATGGCCTGCTTGCGAGACGTGACCTTGGCACCGGAGGAAGACTTGAGTCCACCTTCCTTGTATTCGTGCATCACCTTCTCGACCTTCTTCTCGGCCTTGGTAGGTTTCTTCATCATCACTTGCCTCGCTTCGTTCCGAGTTCACGCTTGAGTTTCGCTATCTCAAGTTTCAGTTTCTGAACCTCAAGTTTGGACTCTTGCGCTTCCATTTTCTTCTCGGACTTGGATTCCTTGCCGTGCATCATACCGTTGCCGTTCATGGAACAAGACTTACGCATTATAGCCTCCAGATGACAAAAGGGGGAGGGTTTCCCCTCCCCCTGGTCGGTTCACCTTACTGCGGGTGCGAGTTGGTGATGTAGGCGTTGTAGGCGCCGGAAGCGAGAGTGCCACCACCCTTGACCATAGCCAAGCGGATGTACTTCTTCTCCGTGACAATAGGAATCCACACAACGTCACGCGAACGAACGGATCCGCCAGAAGTGATCGTGACCACCTGATCGGCACCGGACGTGTGCGCGTAGTAAGTGCTGTCATCCGTAGAGTGTTCAACGGAGAACGTCAACGTGACATCGGAAACCGAAGCCGCACCAGCAGTCACCTCAACACGCGCCCACATAACGGGTCCACGAAGGGAACCAGTTTTGAGGTTGATACCCGTGGAGTTGGTGCTACCGGTCTTGGCGGTTTCATTTGCCAGTTGGAGATTAGCATCATAAGCCATTTCAATAACTCCTTAGTTGCTCATCAACATTCCGTAGACACGGGCAATGGAGCGAGGATTGGCTTGGAACAAACCACACGCCCAGTCCACGACGACGTTTCGTCGCGTACCGACCGTTGGGTCGATCCCGAGATCCTTGACCGCAAGGGGTTCAAATTGCCAACCGGTAAAGTCATTCGCACCAAACTTGCAGACAAACAACGAAGAGCAGAGACCACCGGTAGTAGCCGTACCGGCAGTATTCTCAGTATTCGTAATGATCTGGCTGGTGTCATCAGACTTACGAGGCAACTGAAGCAACCGAGCGTTACGATACGTCGTAATGACACGGTCAAAGTTGTCCTTGGTCTGGTCCAAGGCATTACCGGACTGCGCTCGCTTGGCAGCGGTCGAAATACGGCGGAACAGCGAATCATTCACGAAGATGACTACGCCGTTGCCTTCAGGAGAACCGACATAGTCCAGAGCCTGGTCAAGACGCTCAAAGAACTGCTCCGAAGTAGCAGATGTCGCAGCATTCGCACCGGATAGTGCAAACGCCAAACCACTACCAGAACCAGCATCAATAAGCATTTCCGACGGAACGTCGTAATCGGTTTGACCAGCCGAACTCAGTCGGTAACGAAGGCCAGCAAACCAGTCGTCATCAGTAGTCGGCACGGCATTGATGAACTTGTCCGAGAAGGTACGGACAAAGGATTTCTGCCACGCCATGAACTGGACGTCGATCGGATCCTGAATGGCGTTCTGCTCCATGTCCAGGAATCGGTCGATCTGGAACTGATTGGAGACAATGTACGCCTGCTCTTCGAATTTCTTCGGGACAGAGCGGACAACGGTCGGTTCCGCATTCAACTTGCGGGTGCCAACCGTCGGCAGGGAACCAGCGAGGAAGCGAACACCGTTCGCCTTGAGCGACTTGGTGTTGGCAATCGGAAGAACGTCGAGAACGGAAACTCCCTGATCGTAGAGGCCCATCGTGATCTTCTTGACCAGAGGATCATTCGACATGGCACCGTAATCATAGAGCGTAAGGGCTTCGGAAGAAGCAGCCATTTCTTACTCCTTAGATAGTGTCCTTGTTTCCACCGAGGATGTCTCGCCAAGGTCGTGCAGCCTGTTGTTTCCAAGCGTCCAGAGGACTCATGGGGCGCGTCTGCTGCGCGGCTTGGTTCGTACTCCCCATCGGAGACGGAGGTGAAGGTTGACGAATCGCCTGAGACTTGGCGGCTAGGCTGAACCTGTCCACCATGGCCGCGACCTGCGCCGCGGCGGCGTCCGGTGCGAGACCGGCCCGAATCAGTTCATCGACCATGTCCGGAGCCTGCGCAGCGGAAGGGTGTTGCGTCAATGCAACCTGCTTGTGTTGCTGCAACAGCAACTCGCGCACCTGCTGACGTTCCCGCTCAAACTGGATCCGCTGGATTTCAAGATCACGGCGCATCGATGCCGTGGTTTCATCCAACTCGCCCTCGTCAACCTGACTCTGGAAGTATGCGGATACCCGCTCTTCCTCGATCCGTTGACGTTCAAGTTCCGCAGCTTGTTGCATCTCCGCCAAGGAACTGAACCCGAACTGCTGAAGGATTGCGTTCTCCGCTTCCTTCTGTGCCTTGAGTTCCTTGAACTGGTCGTTGACTTCCTTGAAACGATTGTATGGAATCGGGCCAGGCTCGCCCTCATCCGTCGTTTCCTCGTCGAATAGCGCTGGGCCTGTCGCGTCCCCCGTCGCCGGTTGCTCGCTAGTCTCCGAATCGATCTGATCGGACTCCGTGGCCGGCGAGTCCACGGTCTGTATCGCCTCTTCGTCCATCATTACCTCTTGAGCCACTATCGGCCCCTGTTATTCCGCTGATTACGTCCAGCGGTTGACGAAGGTTGGGACTGAGGGGCCATCAATCGCTCGACGGCCATCGTCTGCAAGTCCCGTATCTGTTGCGCCTGCGCGGTTTCCTCGTCCGCGTCGCGCTCGATCTGATTCTTGGCTTGATGAGTCTCGATCTGCAACTGCTGCTTAGCGGCTTCCATCTGTAGTTGCGTCATCGGATCGGCATTCTGCATCTGCGACTGCATCATCTGCTGTTGCTGTTCCATCATCGCGGCCTGATTCTCGGCTTCTCGCTGCTCTTGCTCGTCTATCGCTCGTAGAATCTTTTCAGTTTCCGGTAGATCCATGAGAGTGACGGCAAGGCGCGATGCAGAAGGCGTGCCCGGTGTTCCGAGGAGGCCCATCTGGTAGAAGGTGAGGATCTTCTGATTCTTTTCCTCTGGTCCTTCGGCCAATGTGGATCCAGGTGTGTAGATGACACGGTACTGACCTCCCTCGCGAAGGCCGCGCATGGACAACGGCTTTCCACCCGTCATGACTTCTTCGGGTTGCATACCGGGTTCTTGCGGCTCCACGGTTCCCTTGGAATCAAGCAGTCCAAGCATGACATCCAGAGGCGCCTTCTCCGAATACAACGCGACTTCCCATTCCGCGATCTGCACGGCGGACTTCTCGATGGAAGCACGAAGCGAAGCGTGCTGTGTCTGATCGGCTTGTTGCAGGAGGCGAATGGCTTCCGCAGGAGTACCTGCCGGTGCAAGTCCCTGGGTCACATCATGGACACCGGCGATGTCCTGCATATCCCGCTCGATCTTTTGCAGGAACGCCAACTTGTCTCCCGAGATGCCTTGGGAACGCGAGAACATAGGAGGCCCACCGGCAGTTGCGTCGTAATAGATCTTGCGGACACCGCGTCCCTTGATCTCGTCGAACGCATCGGCCTGCATACCGATACCCTTCGCGATAGCCACGAAGTCAACCTGTTGCTCGGCCTGCTCAAGCGCGGCGGACAGGATTCGGTTGTAGGTGTATTGCAACGAGATCAACTCGCCAGCCAGAGAACGCCCGTACGGAGAATCGGAACGTCCCTGATACGAAAGCGGTACGAACGGGAAGTCGTCGTTCTTCTTGTAAGGCCAAGTGCCGTTGTACAACACAACACCGCCGGCGATGATGATGTACCGGCCCTTCGGGAACTTGGCGGTAGGTTTCTCCCAGTATTCCTTCAGGATGGCGGCATCCATGCCCTTGCCCATCCCAGGAGTCTGCACCGGGGAAGCAAAACCGATACCGGCGTTCATGTACCGATTGACGTAGCCGTTGATCGCGTTCTGTCTCTTGGCATCCGGTTTTACGGACTTGCCTTTTTCCCCGAACTTGTCAACGAAGTAGGACAAAGGACGAGTCTCGGCATGGATCAACCACCGTACTTGTTCCCATGTTCGTGCGGTCGGATCCAGAAAGACGGAGAACGCAGGAAGGATCTCTTCGCAGATATCCCCTACAGGCGCCTGTTCAAAGTTGACGTTCCCGGCGAAGTCCACGACGGGAATCGTGTTCATCTTCTGGTCGTCCCAGTAGATCTTCAGGAAGCAAGTACTGGATTTGAGTGCCCAACCGACACGTTCCTTGGTCTGGGTATGCCGGTCGAACTTACGGGCGCAATGCCCACGAATGGCTTCCGCTTCCTTTGCAGCCTGCACATCAAGTGGATCGTCCGTAAGCGGGACGGCACGCACATCGGGAGAAGCAAGCGTAGCCTGGCTCTCCACCTTCATCAGAAGCGGCCGAACTTTGGGCGACGTGAGATATCGATGCCGCTCTTCTTCATTGATGAGCGAGATCAGTTGATCCGCTTGACGGCTAAGTCCGACCCATTGTCGCCCTTCTTCGAATGCGACTCCAAGTGCCCAGTCAACCTCAAGTGGTGCGCGGTGATCGGAAGCGGTCTTGAACTGATCATCGACATAGTTGAGAATCTGCCACTCGGATTCGGTCGGTTCCTGAAGTTCCTTGACTTCAGGATCCAGAGACAAATCCTCCTGTGTAGTGGCTTGCTTGCGCTGCGGGATTCTCATTACATATAGTCCTTGCCGACGCTTCCTGATATTGTACGCTTTTTCCACCAACGTACAATAGTGTTCACTCCACCCAATTGTATCCAGATCATGACCAACAAGGCCGTGTCAAAGTACTTCATTAGATGGTGTCGCCCGTCTTCTTGTTTCGCTTCAAGTAGTCCTCGGTAATCTTGGCGTACATCGGCATGGTGCGTTCTATCTTCGCCATGCTGGCTTCCGTCCTGACCAAAGCCATGTACCGGAGCGCATCAAGCGCATGGTCTTCAAGCGTTGTATCCAAGTCTTCGGGATTGCGTTCGTCCCTGATCATCAGCGGAATGGTTCGTATCAGGTTTGGGCATCGACCCTTGAATACGACAAGGTCGTCCGTATGCATCAGTTCCTTCAGGCGTGTCCATCCGACCATGCGGTTGTTGATCGCCGGAACTGCATGAATCCCTTCACGCCAGAACGCCTCGATCGGGTACTCCCCGATTCTCTTTGCCGGGTCTTTGGGCGGGAACATTGCTGGGTCTGCCGCGACAAGCACGTCGCCCGTGTTCTTGATCCCGAACCTGCGGAAGCATTCGATGATCTTGCCGGCCTGTTCCCTGGGAAGCATCCCTTCCCCGTATGCTTCATCGACTACGACGAGTTTGTTCGATTCATCGACTGCTCCCAATACGAATGCGAATGGGTTTGCGGTGCCGAAGTCCAGACCTCCGACGAACCTGTAGTGTTCTGGAATCTGGTATGGAACCACGACGTGCTTGTCTTCGAACCACTCGTCGAAGAAACGCCCTCCAACCTCAAGGAACTGGGCTTCGATCTCCTGCGAGAAAGTGCTTGCAGGAAGTTCCCGGCGCATCGCATCGATCTCGACAGCAGGGATGTGAGGATTCGTCCAAGATGGCATCTGCCAACAGGCGAACTCTGGATCTCGTTGCGGGTTGTCTTCACAGCCTCTCCACCATAGTTCCCAGTAGAAATCACGACCGCGAGGTGTACTGAGGAACCACGCATCTCCCTTGAAGTCAACAAGCGTAGGACGTATCGCCATTTCCCATGCAATCTGGAGGTGCCGCGCCTTCGCGGCCTCGTCCAGCACGACGCGATGGTATTTCCGTCCACGGCACGCCTCCGGATCGGAGTCCAAAGACCAGAAGTCGATGACGCCTCCGGTACTGAGTTCCAGTTTGTGTTGCTGGGCGTCGCGCTTGATCGTGATCGGCCTCAGCAACCTACAGATTTCCCTCCATACTTCGGAGAGAGCCTTGTAGTCTGGAGCGAACCACGCCGTAGGATATCCGTCAAGTGCCGGTTCTATGACCAACCAGGATCCAATCGTCGTCTTGCCCCATCTGCGTCCGCAGTTGATGATGTTGAACCGCTTGTGTTCGCGCAGGACTTCCTTCTGTGCGGCGTGTGGAGGAGGCATATCCGGACGCCACATCGTAGGGCGCCTTTCCGAACCCGGCAGATGGTGTCCGAGTTTGCGTTTAATCCTCTTCGCTCTCGCTGCCAGTTGCAATGATTTCCGCCTCTTCTTCTTCTGTCGATTCGATAGCTTGCGTTTGCTTGTTCGCTTCCATAGCGACACGCCCTGGATCCGCACCAAGTTCAGCCTTGATGATCTTCTTTTCCATGCGCCATCTATCTTCAGCCAGTTTCGCGGTCTTGCGCTGATTTATGGACATATAGTCCGCGCTACGTCGTTCCAGATACCAACGTCCTGCGTCGGTATTGCCTTGCACGGCAGACAACAGCAACGCATTGAGTACGGCCCGTTCCTTCTCCGTACTTGCCTCGACGATAGCCTGTTCAATCTCCGGAACACGGCGCATGGCATTCATTTCTGATTGCGTGAACCCTGCAAGATCAACGCATCGCCTCAAAGGCAACCCCTCGCGCAACAAGTTCAGGAACTTATGCAATCTTTTCTCAATGTCTTCTTCAGGAAGCATATCAACTCCAAAGACGGGCACCGTTTGGTGCCCGTCTTTTTGTAGCGTCGGGATCCGTAGGAAAGGAACCACTCAAACCACGGATCCCTTGCCGCCCGTGCCGCAGTTGGCATCACCCACCTGCGAACGGAACGGGCGTCAGTCGCCGAACGGATCGTCGATCTCGGCCTTGGGAGCTTTGATCTTGGGAATGTCCGGCACCTTAGGTGCGGCGTCCATCACAACACGCTTCTGCGGTGCGCGAACGCTCACGATCTTGTTGACCAGCTTCCCGGCCTGGGTCTTGTGTTCATCCACCATGACCTTCCAAGGTCGCTCCATCAACTCTTCCAAGTCGATCTCGCCGAACTCCTTGGCGGAAAGAGCTCGACCAAACATCTGGTTGATCAGGTTGGTCAGGTGCGCCTTTTCGTTTCCGTAGGCTCGTCCCGTGTACTTCGTGAATCGGAACGGACGATCCTGCGAATCGAACGCATCCACGGTTTCGAACTTCCAGATGAAGACGGGCTTCATCGTGTTGGGGTCGTTGAAATCCGGCTGCTCCGCCATATCGACGGCGATCAACCGGCAATTGTAGGTGCCGGATTCGGCAATCTCGTACTCGCCACTTCCAGATTCCTGAAATGTAGCATTCTGCTTGAAAAACGACATCTAAAACACCTCGTCTGAATCGTAGTTTTTCTTCGGACTCAAGTAGTAGACCTTTGAGCCACGCTCTCCGGTCTGGCTTTGAACTTCACCGAATTTGAGCAAACTGGATATTGCCGCAACGACTTTCCCATCGCCGAACTTCACATTCGACTTGATGTCGCTCGTATTGGATGAACCAACCGCTCGCAGGAAGTTTACAATGGCTTCCTCGCAGGCGTCAAGGTTTCGACTTGAAATTTCTTGATGATTTGCAGGGCGCAGGGTTACCGTCGTCCTGTCTTCATTGTCCTCGATCAGGAAGTTCATGCGGATTGCGTCCTCTTCCGCAATCAATCGTGATTTGGTGCATACAATCCTATGAAACCCGGAGTCTTTCTCCACGCTGTAGACCATGTCCGCGGCGGCCATGATCTCTCCTGCTCCGCGTGCGCGGTCGTGCCCGACGCTGGAATCTCCTTGTCCGCCTTTGCGATCGTGATGGCAGATCATGAGCGTGGCGCCTTCGTCCATGATTTCCCTCATGTACGAATAGAGCCGCGCCATGTCCCGGTTGGATCCTTCGTCGAGTCCATGCACCCTGGTCAGCGAGTCTATGACCACGATCTTGACGCCGTACTTGCGAATGGCGGCGATGATCTGGTCCCTGTGCGTCTTGTTGTCCAGTTTGATTCCGAATCGGTTCGTGTAGAGCAGATCGGAGTTCCTCGGGATTCCGAGTTTCTGGATGCGTGGCAATACCCTTGCGACGCCCATCTCTTCGTCAAGGTACATGACTGGCGTTTGTTCGACTTGATAGTGGCCGAGCCACTTTCCTGCGGTGAGGCAGGCTCGTATGAGGTCTAGAACAACCCATGTCTTTCCGAAGGCAGGCGGGGCCGTGATGTAGACAAGTCCGCCGGCGGGGATTCCCGCTTCCATGATCCATCCCTGCGCGGCCGACTTTGCGGCTTCCTCTTCCATCCGTGGAATGTCGAGGAATGGGATGATCGATTCTTCCGGTATGATCGCATCGCTTGCTTCGGTGCGTTCCGAGAATTCGACCCAGAGTCTGGATGCCTTCTCGGTGAGTTGCCGGGAATCGAGTGGCGGTTTGCAGAAGCGTTCATTCCATAGATGCAGGATGGATAGAGCCAACTCGTAGTCCATCCCGCTGTTCTTGAGGTGGCCTAGCAGGGATACGGACGCATGGTCTCGCCCTTTTACGCGCTGGTTTCCGCCTTCCGGTATGTCTTGGAAGAGTTCATGCAGCGGGTTTCCTTTGACGTGCGTCCTGCTTGCAGTACTTGCCTTCGATTCAAGTTCTCGCAGCCGGGAGGTGAGATCAATAGGCATGGCCGTGCAACCTCATGTATTCAACGAAGAACTCCAACTCCCGAGCGCAGGCCGCTTCTTCTTCCGGAGTCAGCATTCCGTGTCCTTTGACCACTCGCTCCATCTGTTGGATGATGTACTCGTTTGGGTTCTGCACCAGTCTTCCGCCGGGCGTGCGTAGTGGAGGATTGAATGATTTCAGGATTCCTGTTTTGGCTGCTTCGTATATTCTGTTTTGCGCGAATGCCTCGCAGGCGATGCGGAAGTAGTACTCCCACTCGGGCGAACCTTCCACAAGTGGCGAGTGCATAGGTTCGTCTTCCAGCAGGTTCGTGAATCCTGTATCCACGGCGTCGTGCCTGTCTGGTTTCGTGGACGCCTTCACAAGTCGTCCATCGCACGTTAGCAACTCGACTGGGCGTGGGTGTTCCCGGTCTTTCCAGTTCAGGGTTCCTGGTACTCGGAGTATGCGAGGCAGGTCGTGCGTAGCGTCGGCCTTTTGTCCGGACCGGCGTTGTTGTTCTTCTTGGACAAGAGCAGAGAAAGCATCTTGTCGTTTGGACGTGGATACGTCGTGGACATCGGTCACCCACCAGTAGGCGTGCATACCGCCTCCGGAGTGTACTGTCATGTCCGCGTCGCGTGTCGCCCGTAGGACTTCTTCGTCCGTCATGTTCTTGTAGTCGAAATCCGCCCAGACGGTTGCGGCTTGCGTTATGGACGACGCCTTGCCGTATCGTTCCTTGCGTGGGAGTACTCCGACGTAGATATCAAAGCCTTCTTCGGCTTTCTCAACGATGGCCTCGCATAGTTTGCGTAGCCTGTCTCCGGTGATCGGGAGTTCGTGGAAGGATTGTTCGCGTCGCATTCCGTTGAATGCGCGTATCTCCATGTATCCGGAGTTGTACGGTGCGAACAAGTTGCGTATGAACAGACCGGCCTGATTTGCCGGTGGTGCGGTCCTCATGGTGGTTCCTTTCGTGAGAATGGATTCTACGTCTTGTCCATGTTTTCCTGCAAGGATTCCGTTTGTGTTTCGTGTATCTCCCAGCAGTCACGTTGATCGCATAGCGCGTCAAGCATCCAAAGCGCTCCCCAGAAGGAGCAGTCCTCGATGAACATTGGAGTGCCGTATGCCTCGGTGAACCATTCTCCGGATACCGGATCGTAGATTCTGGATACTCGATTCCCTGGTGTCCAGCACGCCATTCGGATGGCTTGTCCTTCCAGGAGCGCCTTGATGGCTTGTGATCCGTTCATTCCTTGGTTCCTCCTTCGTATGGCTTTCCGTGTCCGTCTTCTATCATTGCCTTGTCCAGCCGTCGTCCTCCTATGTGTACTTCTGCGAGGAGTCTTCCGTACTTGTCGCCTCTGTGGTCAATGATGGTTAGCGTCACATCTCCTTGGGCAAGCATTGATTCCGTGTATTCCTTGGCGATCTTGCCTTCCGGAGTGTACTTCTCTGGAGCGTTGACGTGGGCTACGCGAACGGATTTGTTTTGCACCGTAATGTTGAATCCGAGATCGATATCGCACACGAAGGTATCTCCATCGATGACACGCTTGACGATTGGCTTGTATGTGTACATCAGGTTCCCGTGCTTCCCAGTCCGCGTCGTCCTCGTTTGGTTTCCGTGAGTTCAAGCGTTGGTTCAAGTTCAACTTTTTCGTGCTTCGCGAAGACCAGTTGCGCTATTCGGTCCCCGATCTCGATGAGCTTGGTCTTTTTGGAGTGGTTGATCAGGATCACCTTGATCTCGCCTCGATAGTCGGAGTCGATGGTGCCCGGCGCGTTGAGTACGGTGATGCCTTCCTTTGCAGCCAGACCGGAGCGTGGCCTGACTTGCGCTTCCCATCCTGTCGGTAGTTCCACGGAGACGCCGGTCGAGACCGGCATATAGTCTCCTGAGAACAGGAAGCATCGCTCGGCGGCCTTGAGGTCCATGCCGGCAGCGCCTTCGGAAGCGTAGACCGGCATGAGATCAGGGTTGTCGCAGAGTATGCGTGCCTTCACTCCGCAACCTCCCACTCGTCGGACGCGAGCGCGGCCACCAGCCAGCCAGGGAATGTGTGGCAGTCGTGGATGAAGAGTTCTCCGCCGTGCGGAACTACGTCGAGTTCTCCGACTTCCTCGTATCGTACCGGTTCAAGATGATTTCCCGGTGTCCATCGCTTGGAACGGATTGATTTGCCGGCTTTGATGGCTTCCAACGCGGCGTGTCCGTCCATCGTTCCGGTCCAGCGCACGGATTCCATGCGTTTCATGGATTCCTCGGCGTGTTCCTTGTCTCCGGTGTATGCGTAGATGATGTGCCACGCGGCCTGCGCCAGGAGTCCCTTGTCTCCAGAGACAATGTGTTCAAAGATCAGGGCCTTCGCCTGCTTTACTGCGTCTATGTTCGTCATTCCACCACCTCCCAGTCGTCGTGCATGAATTGATCCACTACCAGCCTTTCGGACACTCGTCCTTTGACGTGGTATCTGATACCACTCCTGTGCGTGTACTCCGGGTCTATGTAGACCGCGGCGTGCGTATCCGGCTTCCATACTGTCCTACGCACCTTCTTGCCGTGCCTGATGGCCTCAAGCGCTTCAATACCTGTCATTTGCAGGTTCCTTTCCCGAATGCCGCCACGGCCACCCATACGGCGTCCGCGGTGTCGTTCTCGTCGGCTTCCAGATCGAGTCCGAAGGTTTGATTCGCCATGGCGATGGCGTGTTCCTTCCCGGTTTTTCGATCCATCGTCCTTTTTCTTCCCCATGCGGACTGCACGGTGGCGACGTGCAGGGGGATGAAATCGTCCGCCGGCAGGGTAAGCAGCATCCCGATAGCCATCCAGACGTGTTGCAACCCGGATCTTCCGACGGATCCGGCTCCGGTGCCGCTGTACGGACATTCGTATGCGATCCGCAGGTGGCTTGATTCCAGATCGTTCGCCTTGATCATGGCGAGGAGTCCGTTGTGCAGGGCGCGTATGCGCTTGGTGACATCCCTGGAGTGGTTTCGGATGCGTCCGCACTCCAGTATCAGTACTTTGCCTTCCGGGGAGCGTGATGCGATGGCGTATCCGCAGGTATGCGATCCAGGGTCTATGCCAAGGATCAGGTCTGGCGTGTTCACTCTTCGAATTCAGCCTTTTCCTTCTCGATCAGGGCTTTCCATATCTGGTGGAACGCTTCCTCGTCCTCCTCCGTCCAATCCGGCGGAGGCGGCAGCTTCCTGATCCTTGAATATCTCGACATAGCGCTTTCCTGACTTGACCGCGAGCATCCGGAGGCGCTTGAGTTCCTCGTATGGGAGGTTTTGGCTCCCTTCCTTGTCGTTGCTATGGAAGAACCGCCTTCCACCGGGATTTTTCTTGGTCACCTTGCGCTCTTCGCACATCTTCCGGAAGGCTTCCGTCTTTGGTCCGCCGGCGCGCTTGACATACGGTTCGAAGAACGACATCAGATTCTCCGGAATGGAACATTGCAGCGACCTGTCCTTGGTGAATCGGTGATTCTCCATCATCGCATATCGCGTCACGATCCTGTATGTCACCAGGGGGATGCCCAGCATCTCGCACAGCAGCTTCTCGCCGTTGCTGGACAGCCTGTCCTGACCGTTCCTGACACGATACAGCATCTGCACGGACAAACCTGTCGCCAGCGACGCATCCGGTATGGACATGCCAAACAAACCCAAAGGCCTTATGCGATAGAAAACACCCTCTTCGTACTCCGTGACGTGTTCGTCCGTGTACAACTTGGCGGAAGCGAACGCCTCCAACACCCGCTTCTTCAAAGACGGGTCCATATCCAGTCGAAAAGAAGTCCTTCCCGGCTTTGGGATAAACTCCTCGACTTTTTTCAGGCCAGACATTGACGCGAAAGCCCCGTGAAAAAACACATAAATTTCACGGTTTCAAGCGTACCACACCTGTAAACTTGATGTCAAACCGGGTCGCCCCGCCTACGGGGAGGGTTGTCCGCAGGCGAGGCCCCGTTCCTACCATTGAACCCCCGAAAGGCCCTGCCGTGAACCTCCGAGAGTCGTCCGACCTACCGGCATCGAGCAACCGCGGCATGGAAACACGGTCAAGGAAGCCGCCGGTCGACCGGACAACCAAATTGTACCCCGCCGGAACCCCCCTTGCAACCCCCCAGGCACCAAGGCCGGTCCAACCCTATAAGTATATATATATATACC